CCGTGTGCCTCTACATATTCCAACGCATCAGCCCATATAAACACATCGCCAGCGTAACGGGGCTGCGGAGCAATGTCGATCCCCGTTACGTGGAATCCCGCCATCTGGTAGCCGCGGGCAGCCCCGCCGGCGCAGCAGAACAAATCCAACAGCCGGGGCTTAATTTCGTTCGCGGTCATGGTCACCCAGTCCTCACGCTACGCAATAGCCGGTCATCAATGACCGCCGGCTGCGGCAATGGCGCACTATCCACTATCTCCTCCAACTCTCTGCTCGGTATGCGCAAGAGCAGCGCCCGGCGCAATGCGTCCTGCGCACGAATGCACCATTGCTCAAGTTCGTAGTTGCGTTTGCGCAGAGCTACGTTCTCATTGACTTGCGCTTCGATGTCGCCTTGCGTCCATAGGCCTGGGTCTACTGGCCGGTCGGTTCGTTTGGTCATAGTCGCTCTCCCAAATGTTGCTCAATCTCTGCCATTACCTCGCCCACACTATCCCAAATCACCACAACTCGATAGCCCTGCGCGCGGAGCTGCCGATGCATGTCGAGTTGCTTCTGTGAACATTTTCCCGAACCCACCTTTAACTCACAAAACCAACCGTGGTATTCACCCCTGGCAACAGGAAGGAAAAGGTCACAGGCCCCTGCTCTTACTCCTGGCTGACGGTGCGAGTTCTCGTTGGGAATGTGACACACTAGCCCATACTCAGGCTGCTCAATGGCCCGTAGGTCGCATTCCGTAATCACCGCCGCCATGAATTCACGCTCGGAGCGCCACGACTGCGCAGAAAGGTCGTGGCGCTGTGCTAGATGGCTTTTGGTGTACTGTATGCCTTGAGCCGGTAAATCGTCGCCTTGCCCTTCCTGCGCAGCCGTAGAAGGCAGCAGCGCCAATGGGTCATCCACCGAATACCCAGGTTGCGCCAGAATGCGGGCGAGATCGGCGGGGGTCATAGTGACATTTCCATTTGCACGTTAGACAGTCGCTCGGGTGCCAACTCATCTAGATAGCTTGCGGACAGGTCTACGCCGATATATGATCTCCCCAGGCGTAGCGCTGCCTTGCCGGTGGTACCACTACCGGAGAACGGATCCAGAACGATAGCGGGCTGCACCTGGGCGGCGTCGGGACATTCGCAGCCGGGCGCCCAGCCGGTGGTAACGTTCGAAAACCGCTCGCCCTCTTGCGTGCGTCCCTGCCCATTTGTGCTGGTTTTACCTTTATCAAACCTGCTACCGTTTGCACTCTGGTCTATTTGGTCAGTTTTCTCCGCCAGCCGCCGCCACGGTGCGCCACAAGTTGGGCAAACTCCATACGCGCTTGTGCCCGCTTTAATCGCCAACTCAGGCAGCAATTCTGGAAAAACTGCGAAGTGTGCGCCGCTGTATCCGCGTGGGTTGATGACCATCGCTAGCGGATCGCCCTCGTCGCTAGTTAGCAGCCCCTGCCATGTGCGAAAAAAGAGATCGCTACTGCGTAGGTTACGGCCGCCCTCTACATCGTAGCCCGTTTTACCATTGCGCCCCAGAGCCAGGCCAGCGTAGGCGTGATCCGTGTTTACGCCATCTTCCACCTGTTTACCAGACAAAGCGCCCTTGCCTGTGCGGTCAATCAAATTTTGCTTATGTTGCGCTCGCCCTACGCTTGCATCTGCTACGGGCGTTTTCACCGCCTCAGGATCCCAGAAATATCGCTCGCTCTTCGCCAGGATGAACACGCTTTCGATAGTTTGCGATGGGCGGTCGGTTACGCTCTCGGGCATCCCACTCCGCTTCAGCCAGGGCATAGCAGAGCGCAGATACCAGCCGTCCGCCTGCGCGGCTAGGGCGAAGCGGGCGGGGATCATCATGAGGTCTTTGGGCTTGAGATTGCCAGAGATTGGCGGCGGTTTTGTGCCGTTGCGCTTCGCTGATTTGCTAATGCCATCGTTGTTATGGTGATCAGCGTGAGCGCCCCCGCTCCCGGCGTAGGAATCTCCCAGGTTAAAAAACAGTACGCCATCATCCCGTAGTACACGCCACATTTCGCGTGCTACCAGGATCAGGTGTCCTATGTAGCTTTCGATGGTTTTTTCAAGTCCTAGCGCGGAACGTTGCGCGGAGATACAGAGCTGAGGTAAACCGGGCATAGGACTATAACTCATTTCGGGCCAATCAATCTCTTGCTCGCCCGAATATTGGCGGAGCGAATAGTAAGGTGGACTAGTAATCGCCATGTGTACAGACTTATCGAGCAGCCCGGTCTTGTGGGCGCTGGCGCGGATTAGTTGGTAGTTGCTCATCGTGCGATTAGCTCCATTTGTTGGCTAGCGGGCTGCACAGGCGCGACGGGAGGCGACGCCGGCGTCTGTGGCAACTGTAGCCCCTGCTCTGCCAGCCATCGTTCATAGCTGCCCCATAGGCTACGGAATGCCATGCGCTGCCCTGGGGTGGCGTGCGTGGCTCTCAGGTGCGCTTCCCAGCCCTCGCGGGTATTGGCGATATGGGCTGCACTTATGTCGTTGCGAAGATATATCTGATAATCGCCGCGTGGGTTGCATTCGGTAGGGCGGCTAAGCGCCCATTGGTAGAAGGTCATAGCGGGGTTTCTCCATGTTCAAAGCGTGCGCCCCGCGCTGCATAGATAGCCTTGTTCATTTTTGTGTCATGCAGATTAGGGCTTATGCGTCGGAGTAGAGCAAAATTATTCACGGGGTTCGCTGGCTCGATCAGAAATATGTCGCTCCCGAAGTCTGTACAAACCCAACATGGAAAATTGGTTCGATTCACTAACCTGAAAATCTTTTCGATTTCCTCTAAGCTCATCTTGGGCATACCTCGGTCATTCGGTGGTTTCACCTCAGCCCACACTTTGTGGGTTGGTAGCCAAAAATCAGGGAGATAATACAGATCTTGGGCAGCCAAATCGACTAGACGTTCGGCAACATCCCACATCAGTTCTGTTTCGTCTGGCGTGCAATCGGGCAATAGATGACGATCAACAAACTCCTGAGCCGTCTTTTTGTAACCTTTTAACTGGTATCCTTCTTTTTCGTAGATCCATTCATACTCCATTGCATCAAAAAACACTGCCCATCTCGCTTCTAAACGGCTTCGGAATCTGTACCCCTTGTACAATGTTTCGATTGCCTTGATCATAGTTTTCTCCTGAAAAGTGAAATTCTAGCGGTTTACGGTTTACAGATTTTTACACAAAAACCCGCTAAAGCACTCGCAAGCCATCAAAACCACGGACCATTTTTCCTTCCATCTTGGCGATCTTTGCCGTATACCCCTTGCGGTTGAGCGCCTGAGAGAATCCTTTTTGCTTCTTTGGCTCTATGCCGCGATACTTGCACCAATCCTCATAGCTCTGATAAAGCGTGGCATTTGAAGCAAACACGGGCGATTGTTCGCAATTTTCCTCAATCCATGCCTGTACATTGTCTAGTTCGGCGCGGTGCTCGCCCTTTTCCTTTGCGCTGCACGCCAGTTCAGGCAGACCTGCGCGCCCGAGTGCGTACCATTGGCGCGCGCCATCTACCGCCCAGACTAGAGCGCCCTCTAGTACCGAAACCGACTTCATTTCGTGCTTGAGGGCTTTGTCCTCTGTGCCCAGGTGCGAATGAGGAAATTCGATTACGCGGATACGTCCCCAAACCGCGTCGTCGTCTGGATCGGCGTTGATCGTTTGGTTACTGCTCAGCCAGATTTTGTATTGTGGCCGGTAGCCGAAATGGGTCTGGTGTTTGAACGCGCAATACACCTCATTGCCGCCTGTGAGCATCTTCACTTTCGCTTCGTTGAACCGTTCGTAGGCGTTGGATTCGCTCGCCATGACCATCCGGCAGGGCTTTAGGGGTGCAAGGTCAAAATTCTGGCTGTCACCTGTACGCTGGGCGGTAAAGGTACCAAAGTTAACCTCTTTGGCCAGTGTTCCCCCGAGCAGAGCCAGAAGCATTTCTGTGAGCGTACCTTTGCCGCTGCGGGGTGGACCGTAGAGGTAGAATAGAATCTCCTCACGAGTGTGCCCGGTCAGGCTGTACCCAATCGCCATCCGCAACCATGCGACGGTATCCGCGCCGCCCTCTACTGCGCTGGTTAGCCAGTCGAGAAAGGGCGTAGAATCGGCGACGGGTTTGTAGTCTATGGTTGTGCAATGGGTAAATCGCTGGGTTGGGTTGTGCGGGCTAAGCGCACCCGTGCGCAGGTCTACCACACCATTTTTGCAATTGAGTAAATCTGGCTCGGCATCGAATTGATCAATATCGGCAGGAACTAAGCTTTGGAAAAGATACAAGGCGCCCTGTACTCTGCCCTTGTTGGGAATACAGAATTTAATTAGCTTTTCGTGTTTCTCCGGATCGTCATTAAGGGCCGCTTTGATGCGTTTGGCTAGTGTGTCGACAATCGCCCGGTTTACGGCTGTTTCTGCCCCCTTCGCTGTCCAGTGTCGCCCCGTATAGTGTAACCAACCCAGGGCGTCTGTATGCAAGAAACGATTAGCGTACAGGCGATTGACGCAGCGGGCAACAGCTTCGTCGCTTATGCCCTCAGTAAGCAAATAGCTATCATCCCCGATCTGCCCTTCGCCCTCTGCGCTGGCTGTCGCCCATTCGGGCGACTCAGCTTGGGCATGGTAGCCATTTGCAACTGGATTGGGCGCCTTTGGTGGCGCTACAATTCCGCCTACCCGCGCCATGTCCTCAATTACATCCCAGAACATGCGCCCGTTCGCGCGGTCTACTCG